TGACCGTGACCCTTCCTGATATGTAACAATATCTTTGTTAACCATCGCTGAACGCAACGCTTCATACTCATCTTTAGTGTTGTACGCTGCGGCTGAACCCATCCCACGTGACGTAGCTACCCTGCTTCTAAGCATTATAGGTATAATTATTTCGTCTACTCTGGTAGGAGCTGCGAATGCTTCTACTCGCCATGATTCTATGACAGGTCCAGCAGTCGCTACCGAATCTCTTGTTAAATTAAACTGTAACCTGAACGACTCAGACAACTTAGGAACCAGCTCTGTGCCGTCACTAGCCGCAACATTTACCTTCGTTTTGTTAGATAAAGCAGCCGTAGTAATAGAATTATTGTTATCGTTCGTTACTGTAGCGGTTACAGAACCACCTACTGTAGCTGTTTGACCCACCCAAAACTCGTCAGGGTCACCCCAAGCCACGTTAGCATCAGCCCATGTACGCACAGCAGACACCACAGAATCAGGCGCTGAACGTATTTCAAGAGTCTGCAACACTTTATTAAACTGGCTATTCCACTTAATATCACCAATCGTTAACGTTCCTGACGCTACCAAATGCCCTAACGACTGCTCACCCTGCACTCCGTTACCTGCATCTACAAAGAATGTTTTGCCACCTGACCTAGCAACATACGTAACGTTACCTAAGCTATTGCCGTCACCAACTGACAACAAATCACTAGCCCATGCTGGCACAAGAGTATCAGTAAACTGTGACAAATCAGCTCTATACAACTTGCCTGAACTGCCACCAAACCATATAAACCTTTGATCTGCGGTTAAACAATGCACCTCACCAGCGTCTTCTATGACAGGACCATACGTTATGGACCCTCTGTTTGTATCTATAGCACCTAAACGCAAACCTTTTGTAGTTGCAAGCGCTACAAACCCTCCGTAAGAAATCATTTCGTTAATTTCTTCACCTCTAGGTAGTTCAGCTACCTGCTGTGGTTCCTGCAACAACCCATCAGCGTCAGCAATAGCAATAAAACTTACAGCTCCTGTTCCTGCTGTGTTACTCGCAGCGTAAAACCCTGCTGGTCCAGCAGATACAGCAACCCATTCCCCGTCAAGTAACGTAGAATCTAAACTGCTTGATACCTTAGCCCCACTTCCATTGTCTTCATAAATGTTTTTGCCATCTATCCCAAACAATCTACCGCCTACAACACGCAAATAGTCAGGGTTCAACGACCCGTGATTAGCTGGTGCTGTAGTCACACCTAACGTTTGTTTAGTAGGAACACGTGCGCTTCCATACGCTATGTACACGCTAGTCCCATCAGACGTAATGTCTGTAATAGTTTCAGCGCTACCAGAAGCAGGAGCACTCATCGTATTCCATGTCACTGACCCATCAGCAGCACTAAAGTTAGTTGCATAATACAATGAACTACCCGAAGCAACATACATGTAGTCAACGCCACCATCTACCTTACGAAACACTTTCATAATAACGTTCGTTAAAGACAAAGCATTGTTCTTAGTTTCAGACAAAGGCAACAACGAAAACTGACCCTCAGTCCACACATCAATACCAGAAGACGAACTAAACCTACTCCTATCAGACTTAGCTTTATCAAAGAACTGTTGACCAGAACCTAAGTTCCAATCTGTTTGCGACCTTAACCAAAACTGATTATTGATAGATTGCTCGCCTGCCTCATCAGAAGTATCACGCTGTTCACGCAACAACGGCACAGCAGTACGCCGATACTGCTCAATATCAATATTATATTTACGTTCAGTGTCACCAATCGTTAGCGTAACGGGTAAACGTTCAGCTTTATGAACCATTTACACCCCTCTATACACAGAGTTTTGTGTCTTACCACCTGACCGCATCCAATACATCGGGTATTGCGTATCCAAACGTGTAGCCTCAGCGCTTATCCTCATGTCCCGTAACGCTCTAAGGTCACGCATAGAAGCAGACACAGCCCCAGAAGGAACCTCATCAGCTCTACGACTAGACCCCTGCTCATCTATAAACTCACGCCGAACAGGTCGTGTAGACATCAGCCTCAAAGCAGCTCCTAACGGAGGCAAATCGTAGGCTTGTGAATGCAAACCAACAGTACTTAACGCAGTTGAAGTAGCAGCTAACGCAGTAAATCCTGTCTTGTATTGCACTCTGACTGCTTGCCCAGACGTAGCGTCATCATGTAACACCAGCGCATAGCCTGAAGCAAACGTGCTAGTGTCCCTGTCACGACGTAAACTCCATGTAGGTAACACAGGTTCAGCGTCTTCAGACCCTAAATCAGCGTAGGTTACCTGATAAATAGACAGTATATCGTCAGTTACACCCGTCAAATTGTACCCATCTTGCGACACATTGTACGTAAACGACACTGTTTTCATCTGATACAAGCCATTCTGAGGCGATGACAAGTCAGCTAACTCATCATTAACAGCGTTTAATACAAGCTGTGCAGGGAACTTAGGGTTAACAGTAACCAGATCACCTGCGGTATGCGAAGCAGCAGTTGTGCCACGGAAGCCACGCCGAACAGTAGCATCGTTTGTTGTAGCGTTAACACTAAACACGTACATTAGTTCAGTGCCTATTTCAATAATCGTTCCGGCTACTATGCCTGCCGTGTCATGCGTAAAGTTAACAGTCGTTTCAGTAGTGTTTAACCCTGTCCCTAACGTGTCGCATTCCTCAACATAATCAGTTAGTAACAAGTTCTTTGTTTCATCTATCCACGTTTGTGCCGTCATAACGCCTCAATACTATCCATAAGTCTTTCGCTTTCTTTCCTACTCGCATCACTAGAATACAAACGACCTGCTTGAATTTCGCTCTTAGTCTCAGCATGTTTTTCCAAATGTGCTGACCCGTTAATAGATTTAGGTTGCACACCACTCTTACGCAAACGCTTATACGCAGACATATCAGCATCTTTAGCTTTCTCAGCTTTCTTCGTAGCGTCTAAATCAATTACAGAGTTACGAGAAGGCATAGCAGAAGGCGCAATGTTTACACCTGAAATAAGTTTAATCATTGCCTGCCCACAATCAACGCAATGAAACGAATGCTCATCATTAAAGCCGTGTATTATTTCTTCAACGTTGTTACATCTGTTGCATTTATAGTCATACCGTGGCATAACCCTCTACCTCTATTCCGTAGCCAGCATTTTTCAAAGCGTTTAGTTCTTCATCTGTAAAATCAGTGGGGGATTCATGCCCACCATATATTGTCCGAGAAACTGTACTTACATCTGCCGGTTGTCGGGTCGTTACTGACCCATCGTTTAATATAAATATATTAACCCCTCTAGCCGTCGGAGGATAGAATCTCCGCAAGTTCCTAGCAGGACTATTAACAGGAAACGGTGTCACATCTAACGTAGGTACTGTATTTTCAAACACAGGCACATATTTTTTGCGGAACAACAGTTGATCTATAGACGTAGATGCCTGTATAACAGTAGCTGTTATGTTCTGGTCCATGCTAACAGTCACAGACGGCACTGTAGACGTTCCAGCAATCACTGAAGGTGCTATACCAGCGTCACCTGTAACGGTCACAGAAGGCGTTGTAGCAGCCGTAGAAATGACGCTAGGGGCTACACTCGCTGTGCCAGATATAGTCGCAGATGGAGTAGTAGCAACACCAGCAATAACACTAGGAGCTACGCTCGCTGTACCTGATATAGTAGCTGATGGCGTAGTAGCGCTAGTCGCTATAACGCTAGGAGTTACACTAGCTGTCCCTGTTACAGTCGTAGCAGGTACAGTTGTCGTACCTGCAATCACCGCAACGGCAACATTCGCAAAGGCTGTCACGGTTACAGCCGGTACAGTCGCAGTACACGCTATTGTTGAAGCGTTTACTGTCGCATTTGCTTCTACTAAACGGTAAAGACCAGAAGTCCTGTAGTCTCTGGAAGTACGGTACGCTATACCAGCCACGCACTAGCCCTCCAATACTTCTATGCGGTCTTTTAAGTCTTTAACAATCTTAATCAAAGGAGACACTAATTGATCGTAGTAGATACCTCTTGGGGTTTCTCCCCAATGCCCCTCGTCATAACGAACAGCGTACTCATAGCCTGCATCGTGCAAACTCTCAGCAGATAAACCTGCTTCAAGAGGAACAGACGCATCATCATCAATACCCCTAAACTTAATGGGTCTAGCATCTAGTATTTGATACGCTTCCTCCAAAGGTAAATCTTCTATGTCTTTTTTGAAACGCTCACTAGAAACATATTCCATTACTTGGCGATCAGAGTCTCTTGAACGCAATGTCCAATAGCCACCTGACGAAAACGTTGAACCTTGACCTAAATAAAATTTATCCCACGCATAGTTCTCAGCGCCTAACTTAAGCCCTTCATTAGTTCTAGGAGCTAAACCTGTGTTCCATAACCAAAGTTCTTCTGAACCATCAGCAGAAAAATAAATGTTTCCATTTGAATGATCTAAATGTATTTGGTGACCACTACTGTTACCTCCAGCACGCAAATACAAGTCGCTGTTAGCAGCAGCAGACACATAAGTAGACCCACCACCAGACATTATTATGTACTCAGAACCATCATCTGCCATGTTTGCAGTACGCAAACCAACATAGCTACTACTAAACGTTTGACCAAGCACAATACCGCCATCAGCTCCACCTGTCATTGCCGTAAAGTCACCAGTATTTGTGACATTGCCAGCTAACGAAGGCGTAGTATCCCACGCAGACGTACCAGAACCAGTACCAACCAACAACGCCCCACTAGAAGCAGTCGTATCACCAGTACCCAACTTAGTCTCTAACGCAATAATCGCACCAGAATGATTCGTATGAACAACATCATGCTCCTTACCGGAATCATCCATCTCATCCGTAGAAGCAATAGTAGGTTGCTGAGTAGAAGTATCTAAACTACTAGGGTAATTAGTTGCCATACGTTACCCTCACTCGTCGCCGTAAAGGGACTCCTCAGATTCAGTGTTCTTACCAGCCAAAGAACACGACCTATCACCAATCTTCGTAGCAGCCCAGCTCTTAAGAACCGACAACACAGCAGCAAACCCAGAAGCTATAACAAGTTTCCAATTGCTTACGCCCATGTCAAGAAAGCTGTTACCACTGATCGTGGCTACTGCTGCTTGCACAAACGTTGCTGCACATCGCTCAAGTTAGCCGACGCTTCTGGAACTCCACAACAGCCTTCCGAGTGCGTTTGCCAAAATCAGAATCTATTTTGTACCGATACAATCCCTTAGCAGCTAACAACTGCTGAACAACTTTAACAGCAGCACCCTTAGAACCTTTCTTCAAAGGATGAGCAGTAACCAAAGCCTCTATCTCAGCAAACGCAGCAGCAATACCCTTAACATCTTGCTTCGCTGTCTTCTTAGCCTTTGTGCCTTTCAAAGCAGGCGCATCAAACCACTGAATCTTACCCTTAACTACCTTACAAGGCTGATGATGCCACCACTCAGAAGGAACTGTCTTAACAATACCGTACTCTTTAGCTATAGAATTAACCTGTGACGTAGACAAACCACGCCCAACAATGCGGAAATCAACAGCGTAACCCCAGTTATCAAACGCTTTCTGTTGCATGTGATAGGAGCCTTGAAACCCTGAAGACGTTATCCTGTCAGGATTAGCAGCTAGGTTAAACCCTGCTCTACCGCTTTTGTATCCGTCGTAAAGATATTTCTGCTGTGCATAGGTACGCACACCAGATACAACTTTGACTTTGTTACGGATACGGCTGTCTCTAAAGAACGCTTCTAATCTGCGTTTGAACTCTGGGTGTAGTAGTTCAATGTTAACGTGTTTACTCGTCGTCGGTATCATGTTGTTCTTCTGTTAGCTTTCTGATTTGTACTGCTTGTATGCAAATCTTTAGTTGTAGTGGGTATTGTCTTTCTAGTTCTTGAAGTATCTCTACTGGGTTGAGTTCCATGTTAATAATCCGCTGTAAATGTTAATGTAGCACAGTTAGAGTCTGATGGGTCACCTTCAAACGCAGCGTACACTTCTGAATAAGTAGGAGAGTCATTGCTGCTTGTGTTAGGTAGCCAGCCAGTAGACCTGTCAGAAATCCAAATGTATTTAGTAGCAGCTTGTGTTCCTATATTAGCATTAAGGTCTAAATCTTTAGACTCATTAAAATTCCATCCAAGTCCAGCAAGCGTAGAATATGAAATAGTTGCCATATTCGTAGTAGTTAGCAAAGAGCTAGCGTTGCCACTAGCAAACGTTCCACCATCAGCATTGTAATAGCCAACGTAGTAAGGGTTCTGCGTTCCAGAACCATTACCAAATGGATTAGTACCTGTAGCACCATCACGCTCTAACGTTAACTTAACATTAGTTAACGTTGTCCTACCTGTAGCAAGAACTTCAGTTATAGTGCTACCTGAAATTTCACCAGTAGATGTCGCATTAGTAAAGTTCATTAAACCTATATGCGTACCAAAGCCCATAAAGTTACCTGCTCGCAAGTCGTTGGCTCCACGCCAACCTGTGCTACGCCATGAGTTAGTAGCTGTTGCTCTAAACGAAACAGTTTTGGGGTCAGATTTATACCAGACACCAACCCAAGCACCATCTTTACGTACCCCAATTTCACTAGGATTAACCCACGACCCATTATGACGAACTTTAATATCTGTACCGTTACTAATCGTAGTCCACGAACTTCCTTGCCTAACTTTTAAAGCAGCCATTAATCAATCTTAATCCAAATATCCCCATTATTAGCACCATCAGTTCCGTTAGGGTCATTAACCGAAATATAAATAGCAGCACCATTTATAGTATCAGTTGCTTCAGTAGCAGTACCAGAAGAAGCATACACAATCTTTGCTAACGGAGGTGTAGTAGTCCACCCAGATTGCCCAGTACCAGTACCAACAAGAACAGCCTTAGAAGTAGGAGTCGTATCCCCAATACCTACCTTCTCCTCAATTTCAATAATCGCATCATTATACACTTCGTGC